AGTCTGGCATTGCGGGCAACGTCCGCAGGTGGGGTGTATGTGTCCATGTGCCCTCACTTAAAGTATTTGCGAATCGTCTTTGCCACGATGCGTGCGATGATGCCACTTTGTACAACCCGTTTGATGGCAATCTCCCCAGTGAGCCATCGTTGCTGATGAATCTTTGCCTGCTTGTTGCCAATTACGTACTGCATGTACGAGGCGGTGTTAGTCAGCGTGACGGCATGCGGGGCGCGGATAAGTTTGTATGAGCGATTGAGTCGCTCGGAGCCCGGGCTAATCCCACGGCGATAGGGTGAATCAATAGTGCCATTGCGAATCCCTGCCATGACGAATCGTCGTTGCCTATCGCTCTTGAACTTCATCTTCCCCTTGGGCGGTGGGGGTGGCTTGTTCGATGTAATCTCATGCTGCACTGCCGTAGCAATGCCAACCATTGTCGGCTCGACCACGTGCTTACCCAGCTCTTTGAGGCGTTGTTCGAGGCCTTGTGGAATCTTGATAGTGACGTTCACTTGACAATCCGGATGCTAATGTCACAGCGACAGCGAGGATGCGCCGGGGCACCGTCGGGGAATCGCTCACCCCATACCTCCTCCGACTTCCCATTGAGGGGGTAGCAGATGGGGCACTTGCGTACAATCTCGTCGTTCTCAGTGTTCCATACCCGCTCGGTGTCGATGCCAAAGTCGCTTAGGTAGTCACGGTATACCGTCGTGGCATTGCTGGCACTGCGTGTGTACTCAGTGACGGCGATCATCTCTGCACGACGTCGCCCAAATGCGGGGGTTAACTGCCTGATTAGCTCCTCATTGGTGATACCGCCATTGGCCCGGGCATTGTCTACCACTTGCTTGACCAGATTACGGGTGGTGTCCGTGAGTCCCTTGATGAGCTTGGGCATGTAGGCGTCGATTTGCTTGGTGATGAGCGTTTGCTCGAGTGCATCATCGATGTCAATCGTGTAGCGCTCTTGCAGTCCAATCAAATCGGCTTGCATCTTATCGCTGATGATAGGCGTTATCTCCATCGCCAAATCGTCGAAAAAGTCGTCCTGAATCTCATAGCCCAAATTGTTGGACAGGATGAGCGCCAACTCGTTACCCTTTTTGCGGAGCATGGCATAGATGGCGTTGTAGAGCGGTCGTTCATCGTCGTTGACTCCTACCGCCTTAAGGTCATCAAAGAGTGCCTTGATATCGTGCATCGATGTGCACTCCGGTAGGTGGTAGGCAATCCACGCCGCATCCTCACCGTCAATATCAGGACTTGTGAACGAAAAGTTTAGCGACTTGCCTGCCACGAATCGCTTCTCGGCTTTGCGTCGCCACAGGGTATACGCACGCACATTTTGCGGTTGGGCGTCCTCAATGATCGGGACTTCAGGCGCAGGCGTGGCGGGGTTGGGGTCAACCGACGGGGGCAGGTCTTGGCTAGGGGTGAGTTCGTAATCCATACCCAAGATGACCATGCCGTCACGCACGGGGATGCCTGCTTGCGTGAGCAGGAGGAGACTCTGGGCACGCTGGGCTTCGTCCACTTGAAACAGCGTGAGGGCCTCGGGCTGGAAGGTGAGTTTATAGCCGACGGGTTCAAGCAACTGCTGATTAATCACCTGCTCGTACAGGGCGAGGCGTGGGATGATAGTCTCACTGTAGAAGCTCATGCGGTCGCTGTCGGCTGTGGCATACGATGCCGCCTTCGACTCCAGCATCGTCAGCGGTACCCCAAGCGCCATAGCGGTCTGTGCCACGGCACGGTCGTACAACTCGGTAAGCGTCAGGTCCTTGATAGGCGGGGTGATGACGGTGGTCTTGATGTCGCCACCACGGATAAACGCCGTCCTGAATCCGTTGATTACCCCGTTAAACCGTGCCAGCCAGTCGGAGCTAAACCGCGCTAGTTCATCCTTGCTGACATCGATGGGCATGCTCATGATGGTCACGGGCTGGGCACCATGCTCGAAAAAGGCGGCCGTGAATCGGTCCAAGTAGTAGCCCAACTGGCTCGCTTGCATCGCCACCTCGGCAGGGGCTAAGCCGTGGCGTACCTCGTCAACGAATGACGGCTCACGAAAGTAGATGATTTGATTCGTGTCAAACTTCCACGTCTTACCATTCACTACCTGCGTAAACGTGTAAGCGCTCTTGGGGTCAAGGCCGTTGAACTTCGACATATCCATGTCAACGGTGATAGTGAGCGGGTTGAGCACTTGGAAGCCAACGAGGACACGGCCGTTCATGAGCTTGAGCCAAAAGGCGGCGCCGGTCAGTAGTAAACTGCGCTCGGTGTCACGGAGAAGACTCTGCAGCGACGTGCGAAAATACCAGTCACTTAGCTCGCCATCACGCTCTACTTTGTAGGGCATTGAGGACAACGTGTCGGCGCGGATGTTGACGGCACGGTAGAGCGGAGGGAAGCGACTGTAGGCATCGATGGTACCCGTTAACTTGTCCCCGGCCTTGAGCTGTTCTACCCAGCTTGGTAGCGATACGACTCCCATATCAAATTATCTCCCATTCCATCTGACGTTGTGACATCATCTGCACACAACCACTGATCGAGTCTACCATGTCATCATGTGGGCTCGAGGGGAACGACGCCACCTCATCTAACAGCATTCGATTCCATTGGCCATACACCAGACGTACATCGCCACGCTCGGCACGTGACGCCCACGGCATGGCGCGCGTTTTTTTGTCCTTGTCGACACGGATACCACGAAAGGTCACGCTGGCAAGCTCGGGTAACCGCTTGAGTTCTTGCATGGCCGCATAGCCACTCACTGCCTCCTCGATGCCGACGATGACGTCCGGCTCGCCGTGCATCGTGTCGATAATCATCCGCTTGACCTCGGGGTATTCGCTCTTGGTGCGAATGACCCCATCCACGTACATCACCCCGTCAGGAGCCAGTGCCACCTTTGCCGAGGCAGTGTAGTCGCTGGACTGCTTCGTCGTCATGGCAAGGTCCCAGTACCGATACCACTGCAAATTCGGCGGTGGGGCATCGGTGTACTTGAACCACCCACGGTTAAACATGGCGCCGGTTGGGTCAATGAACTCACCGAGTCCCTCCTGCCTGAACTGTTCCTCGGTCATGCTGTCTCGCAAATCCCTAACGTAGTCGGCATCGACAAACGTGTTGTCCGTAGTCGCACTGCGGATGATGGCGTAGCGCGTGTCACGGTGGAAGATGTCATAGACAAAATCTTTGCCATTGGGCGTCGTCGTGGCGATAACTCGACGTGGGGCTTCACGAAGTGTACCGATGGCAATGCTCCAGACCTCGGGACGGCAATAACTCAGTTCATCGAACCAGATAAACCCGATGTTATTCCCGCGAATCATATTGGGCTTTTCGGCACTGCGGAAGATTATCCTGCGACCGCCCAAGAGCTTAAGCGTATACTCACTGCCGTTGTAATCAACAAAAATCCCGCCGGCCTTGGACAGCTCGAGCAGTGTACGAATCGCGCCGTCGCGGAGCATCTGGTACGTCGGCGCGATCACCATGGCATTGGTCCGTGGCGGTATGCGCAACACCTCCACCGCACCGCCTCTGGTCTTGCCACTCCCACGCCCACCGACAAAGAGTCTATACGGCTGAGGGTTCGTCCAAAAATCCATCTGCGGTATCGTGGCCTGCAGGTGTGATAGTCGTTTGATTGGGGTTTGAGATGTCGATGACGTAGTCGCCAGCGACCTCTTGCTTGACCTCATAGCGCTCCCTATATACCTCGGGTTTTAAGGATTTGAGGAGAAATTCGAGTAACCTATCAGACCCTGCCAGCGCACGTCGGCGGGCTTCGTGCTCGAGGATGCTCACTGCCATGTCCGTTGCATCGTCATAGTCTTTCACAAAGTCCTCGTCGTGTGCTAGCCAATAGTGCACCGTTGATGGGTGGATTTTGGCGTAATTGCACGCCATGCTCAGATTGCCGCACTCGCTGTAGTAGGCAATCCACGTGCGCTTTACACCCTTGACGCGGGCCCAGCTCCTGTATGAGTCTACCTGCTCGACGGGTGGAGTTTTTGCGATTACGGCGTTGCGCACTGCCCGTCCCGTTGCCTTGGGCGAATCAGAGCGGATGAAGTCGGCTGGACTTTTCTTTGTGTAGCCCATGGGTGTACCTACTTAATGCCCTCATAGGTGACGAGGCGCAAAACAATGTTGAGCCCATTGACCACGGCCATCAGGGTAGGGGCATAATCGCGCATCTCCTGCCACCCGGCCATGGTGCCGATGATGACAATGGCGAGGGAGATCATGTTCACCCAAAGTGTCTTCGACTGGTACCAGAATTTGCCCTCTGTCATAGTCATACTCCTGTCAGTACGCCGTATAGGATGTTGAGCAGTGCGAGTGTGGCTACGACCACACCAAAGAAAATCATGAGCGATAGGTACCATGCGTAATCGTCGTCGTGCATCGCTACCCCCAAAACTTTAGAATCAGTGGGAAGATTATCCCGAGCAACAGGAGGCCACCCTTCCACAAGGTCACCTCGTACTTCAGCTCGGTGATCATGTCCTGATGCTTATCCAATCGTCGCTCGAAGCCATCGATACGACGCACAATATCGTCGAGCCGTTGGAGTACTTGGGACTCGAGCCGTCCCAGTTGTAGGGCTAAGTCGTTTAACTCCGTTGGCGTCACCTACCCACCTCCCTGCTGCTGCTGTATCTCACGTCGTACACGATGCATATCGATAGTGCGACCGGGGCACGATTTTTTCGACCCTGTCTCACGATGTCCCACGATGCTTTTGGCGTTGGCGGTGATGCCGTGCCACGCAAACAGCGTAAGCACGGTGCCATATATAAGGAAGCGCAAGGGGTCAGACCATGGCATGGCATCGTAATTACCGACCACCTCAATGCCCCAATGACTGCTATTCCATGCGCCAGCGTGGATGCCCCGACGGTTGAGCGGTGTTAACTGCCAGATGCCATCCTGTGTTACATCTGGGGAACCGACGGCGATGAACAGATGCGGGCCCGCGTCCCAATCCTTGGCTTCGTAGTAACGACGGATACCGTCAAGCGTGGGCCGACCGCTCCAGCCGCGCGGCTCGGGCTTCCACGTGTGATGGATCACCACGCCTCGTGCCCACGGCGCGACTTGCGGGGAGTGGTTGAAAAGGTGCGTACTGAGCTCATCAGTAGTGCGCCAATGTTCGATAGCGTATGCAAAACCCACGTTCACTCACTCCCCATCTCATCGCACGTTATCGAGTGATGGAGTAACTGGCATACAGATAGCAGTATGCCTCACCAATCCTCTACATCCATTATACAGTGGGTGTCAATTTTCTTTATGTTCAGCGGTGAGAAAACACCGAGTGGAGATGAGTGGTGGAGATTGAAAAACTATCTCCACTCGCCATTTGGCGCACTAGAGCGGTAAAAAGTGGCGAGTGGAGATGAGTGGAGATGCTTCCGTAAAAGTGTTTCTACATAGCAAAAATGCCGTTATTATGTAAATAAGTACTATTTATGTAAATTACGTATTACTTTACATAAATAGTAATTTATTTTATAACATATCTCATTTTTACTATATTATCTCCACTATCTCCACTCATAGAGAAAAAGAGTGATTAGGATGCCAAAAACAGTGCGTTGAGGTTGAGTGGAGATAGAAAAACAATCTCCACTGCTCAACGAAATCTCCACGAATTGGGTATTGACACGCATATACAACCATGCTATTATTGTGTCATGCCAATAAGGCAACGCTGATTAGAGAAGGGGTTTTCACCATGAAGTACCACGCCATCACCCGCGAACAAGTCGCCGCCATGATCGACGACGTCAACGAGTCCATCACTGCCGTCACTCCTTACACTGTCGTAGAAGTCGCTACGGCCATTCAGGACTCGTTGACCGCTGACTGTGTCTGGTCATCGACTGACGCCGACGTGACATTCGGCAGTTTGATTGCCTGTGTCGAGGAGTGGTTGGCTGATCGCACCGAGCCAGCCGAGCCCGTCATCCTCGACAGTGCCATTGCGGCCGCGGTCTCGTCGATGTCCAACGCAATTGAAGAATGCCACGAACCAGACGCCGCACGTCGCACTGCCGAGATTGTGTCAGCGAAAATCAAATCCTCTGGCGGTGAGACGTGGATTAACCCGATGTGGTATGGAGTCGACCAAGCCGACATCTCTGCTCCAGCTGGACGGTATGGCAACCCTCGTGGATTCGAGTACATC